CGCCACCCGTGTAGTGAACATTCAAAGTCAAGTCACCTGAAGCGCGGATAGCCGTCAAAACCGTTGGCCCGCTCGTATCCTGAGTAATCTTGGCCAACCGTCGCAGCTTCGTCTCGACATCGTCAGAGTCAGTACCCACAACAGTAATCGGCAAGTCGACATTGCGGACAGCTCGACGACTGTACCGATGCACACCGCCGTAGCGGGCGCTCTCGTCAATACGGACAGCGGTCGGCGGGATACCCATACCCAACAAGTCGGGATTCAGAATGTAGTCGTCTCGGTCGAACGTAATCGTGTCACCGTTAGCGCCAGTCAACTTGAAATTGGTCACGCTGCCAACCTTGCCCTTCTCATGGCCAACAATAATTCTTGCTCAGCGTCGAAGCTCTTGTTAGGTGCTGCGTAATAGTTGACAGTGCCGCCCATGCCGTCGCCGCCCATCATGGACTCGAACCGGTCAAGCGGAATGACAACCTCAGGCCCAGCCTCACCAATCAGAGCTGTAGTCGGCCCGGTCACAAGACCACCCTCAGCCAATCGTGGCAAACTTACTTTGGATACTCGTGGAAGATTCACGCCCAAAGTGAAAGCATCGTTGAACGGCGTGGCCGGGATATTCACCTGAATCTTGTTCAGAGCGTCTATCAAGCCGTTGACTCCGCCGATAGCAAAGTTTATAAAGCCCTCGAACATGCTAATCCAGCCATTTATGATGGCCTTGAAAAAGTTACCGATGCCCTCTAGCGCTGTCTCAAAGTAGCCGACAAAAGTGTCCCAACCGTTGCTCAAAAACTCGGTGAACGATGACCAGGCGGCGGGCAGCCACTCAGTGAAAACGTAGCGGAAAAAGTCACCGATTGCTTTGACGGTTGCCAGAAAGACCTGAGTGAAAGTTTGCCAGATACGCTGACCAATCTCAGTCTGAGTGAAGAAATACACCAACCCAGCGACGACCAAAGAAATCAAGGTGATGATTTTGGCGAGCGGGCTCATATTCATAACAAAGTTCAGAGCCTTTTGCGCGGCAGCTGCGGTCTTAGTTGCCACAGTCTGAGCAACCAAGACAGCTTGAGTGGCAACCATCGCGGCCCTCTGAGCCGCCATCACAGCAATGCTCTTTACAAACGCCCCAACCAGTTGGATGCGAGTCGCAATGGCCATCGCAATAATCTGAGCCCTCTGGACAGCCATTACAGCGATGCTTTGAAGAAACGCACCAATCAGTTGCACACGGGTTGCAATCGCCGTCGCGATAATCTGAGCCCGCAAAGCAATCGCGGCCGCCACATTCCGAAGCACCGACAAGGCCATAGCCGCGTAATGGTGCATCGTTGTAATCAGCACGCCGACCTTAGCCCTCAGGACAACAATGGTCCTCAGCACGCTCGTGTAGAAAGTCAGCATCGCGGTCTTGGCCAAAACAATCTTCGCGGTGATTGCGATAAACGCCTTCACTCCAAAGAAAATGGCCGCACCAAGAATGTAAGCATCCGGGGAGATGTTCGACATAATCGTCGCGATGGTTGTCAGCACCGGGAACAAAATGTTCAGAGCGGTGGTCAGTATCGGCACGATTGCTGTGGCCAAGTTTGCCAACAAGGGAATCAGTGTCGAGCCCAGGTTGCCAGCCAAAACAACAAGCGGCGGGACCAACTGCAAGAAACCGTCAATGAGCTGCGGCAACACTGTGCTAATAAAGTTAGCCAACAGCGGGACCAAAAGTGTCAACGCTTCAGTGGCCAACGCTGCGAACAGCGTCGCAATCGACGCAATCACCGGGACAAGCGGCGGCAGCAAAGGTGCTAGGCCAGCAAACGCTTGCACAATCGGAGAGAAGAAAGCAGCGACCGAACCGGCACGCTCTGACAGGTTACCCATCGTCTGAGACACAGCCTGAATCGGAACAGACAAGTTTCTGGCCAGGTCGACCAAGGTGTCAATACGCGGATTGAGAAAGTTGCCAATACTCTCACCAAGGTCTTTGGCTTTATCCTCGAGCGGGCCAAGACCCTCAATGGTCGCGTTGAAAAACTCAGCGAACCGGCCAAAAATGGGGCCGATAAGATTCGCTCCCACACGACCAATCGAAGCCTGCACGTTAGCGAACGAACCGGCAACAGTGCCACCCATCTCAAGGGCAGCGCCACCAAGATTGTTCGTCAGTGCATCCTGAAGCATCTGAGAGGAGATTTCACCCTCACGGGCCATCTCGCTAATCGCCTCAGCCGACACACCGACCTGGTCAGCAAGATACTGATAAATCGGGATACCACGGTCGGCAAGCTGATTCAGCTCACCCGTGTAAGCCTTATTGGTGGTGATAACACCGTTGATAATCGCACCAATATCGGCCAACGGAACGCCAGCCACAGCCGCCGTATCAGCGACAGCCTTCAGAGTTTTCTCAAGCTCCTGGCCAGGCTCCACGCCGGCAGCTACAGCACCCGCCGCTAGACGAGCCGCATCACCAAGACCAAAGGCTGTACCCTTCACCGCAGCGAGGGCATTTTCCATGACCTTCTCGACAGTTTGAGCCGAGTTGCCAGTACCAATCAGGAGAGACTGAGCCTCTTCGATGGACTGCAAGCGGCCAAAGCCCTTGCTCAGAGCAACGCCAAGGCCAGCAACAGCCGTCGTAGCGGCCGCAGCACCAACCGCGATACCAGCCTTGACAGCGCCAGAGAAAGCCCTACCAGTTCGAGCGCCAGCTGTAGCGGCGGCCGGGGCAGCCCCCGAAAGCTCGTCAGCTACGCGACGCTGAAAACCCTTAGCAACAGGTATCAGGGTGACGTAGGCGTATGCCTGTTCTGCCACTTGAACTCTCCCTTTCTAGCTCTAGCCAAAATGTCTTTCGCGTCGTAACGCGGCGTACCAATCTTCTTGCTGCCACTAGCGGGCCAAGGCCGAGGGTACGGTTTCGGTTTGCGTTTGGAGTTGACCTGAGCCAAAAGGTCATAGGTCGCCGCCATCACCGGCCACTCATACGAGACCGGGTGAGACCAACCTCGAACGGCAGCTTGCAGAAACGACTGCGGGTCAGACATGAGGACCGAAATCAGTAAGCAGGTTTCCCGCCAACCAACTCGGTCGTGAATGTCGTTGACGCCGAGCCCGAATCGAGAGCGAAAATCGTAAACGAAAGCAGCTTCGTTATCCGCAATTAGGATTCGGACCCTGAGGCTTCCCCCAGGCCGACACCCTCGCTCCACTTTTCAAGGTGCTTCGTCAGCTCGCTAATCGGCATCTTGTCGATGGCCTTCATCTGTCGGTCAGACAGCGAGTGCTCCAAAATGTAAAAAGTCTTTTCGAGGTCGTCCTCAATCTTGTTAGAGCGACGGACAACACCCGTAGGTAAATCCATAATCCGAGGCATCGTAATCTTGACACCATCGGTCTCGAACGTGTAATCGGTTTGTGCGGCCATGCGGCATATCCTCCGTTAGTTATTAGTTAGTTTGCGGCTGAGGCCGAGTAGGTGGTGGAAACCTACCCGGCCCCATGTAATCTCAGCGTCGCCGCACGAACGCCAAGAATCTTTATTACGGCTCGGTTGAACCGAAATCGGTGAACAGCTTGGTAGCCACAACCTCGCTGGCGTCAGCGTAAGCAGTGATGGTTACCGTGTAGCCGATAGCTTCACCCGAAGCGAGCGTGCGCTCTCCCACAGCGGTGATTTCACCGGCAGGGATGTAGGTACGCTCGATGGACGAACCGTCGATAACGTCGATGACGAAAGACTGACGGCCACCGCTCTGGCGCGGGTCAATAGACATTGTTCCCGTGCTCAAGGTAGCGCCGTAGTAAAGTTCCACGACGTTGGTGTTGGTCTCAATGAAAGTCATCTCTACAGAGTAAGTACCCTCAGAGGTGATTTCACGAACCAGAGAACCGTCTTGCCAGCTGCGAATCTGCTCGGTCGAACGGTCGATGGTCTCAACGATTCCATCAGCCGATACATAACCAAGGTCAGAGAACGCGGCGTCAAGGCTGTCATCTGCGTAGCTGGGTCCAGTCGTGCCCGTAGGGGCGACGTAAACTGCACCCGTGACTGCAACTCTTACGTTGTCAGAGTCAAGAGCCATTGTTACTCCTTTTCTAAGTGAGGTCAGTGCCTCGATGATTTACGGCAAAGCGTAGAAATCTGCGCTCGCCTTGTAGGTCCGAAACGTCTTGGATGGACGACTCAGGCACAGTGTCAGTGATTGGGTTGCCGTCAGGCAGGTCATCGAACAGAGCCATGACAACCAAAGCCAAAGCTTCAGCGTTGCCATAGCTTGTCTCGTAAATGTTCACGCCGATACTGTCTTGCATGATTGTCTTAGACAACCGAGCGCCACCGTCGCGACGGAGAATCACTTGAGACGTACTGTCATTGGCTTTCACACCAACTCGAGTGGACGAATAACCCCGCGAATCCAAAGCAGTATCAAGACGGGTCACAAGATGTGACATGAGGTCACTAAAAATAACGGCATCTGCCATTAGGTCTTACCTCCCCGTCTCGTCGGCTTGAATTGCGACTTCTCACCTCGTCGACCGCCAGCCAAACTCAAAGCCCGGCCCAGGTCACCCGTGTTGGCCTCGTCATAGACAGACCCTCGAGCTACCTTCGCCCTTGCCCTTGTTCGACCGTTACGCTCGACAATCAGTTCACTGCCAGGCAAAGCAGCTTGCACCCTTCTCATGCGGGCCTCGAGCATCCCAGCGATTTCTTGCGACTTGAGAAGCTCCCGCATCCCGTAAGAATTGAGAACGACATAGCCGCCGCCGCCTTTGATACGACTAGCCACTTGTCTGCCTCTGCAAGTCGACCACAACGCCAGGGCTCCAGGAGCCCAATCCGTCTTTCCACTCGAACGCTTCACCGTCGACCTCGTAGTATCGACCGCGAACCAAAAACTTGTCATCGTCGTCGACCACAGTGCCCGGCGGTAAGTACACCGTCAGACCCTCAGTGACAACAATCTCGTCCGGGTTGAAATTACTACCTGTGACGCGAGCCGATACAATCGCGCTGACCGTTGTCTCGGTCTCGACGATAATCGGCTCACCGTAACTATCGGTGGAACTCGAACTTCGTTTGATTTGGGTAATAAATTCCATAGTTCCCATTGCCAATCGTGGATGCTGAGCGGAAAGACAAGTCCCGGTAGGACTTCGCCACATTCATGTCGACAGGCGACATTCTTACCTGTCCGCCTACCGCCCAAGTTGCATAAGACTGGGAGAACGGCCCGACCGATTGCTGTTGAATACCAGCCGCCGCGTCAGACGGAATCTGCAAAGTCCTAACAACCATCCCCGCGACAGTGGCGACCACGTCGTTAGGGATGTCTGCGCTGCCATGCTCATAGTTCACGATGACTGGCGTGTAGCTGCCCAAGTCATACAACGATTGGTGGCCATCGAATGTGTAGTCGATTGTCACCCCGTCAATATCAGTGACCGAAACCACCTCAATGACCGGACGCTGTACGAGACGGATAATGCCGTCACGAGGGAAGAGCCTCACGGTCGATTCGCCCACCTCGAACTTTTGCACCGCGACGTTCACAAACATGGCAGACGCATCGGTCAACCATGCTGTTGCTTTCGTGGTTTCGCCAGCTGTCAGTGAGCGACCCAATCGGGCCTCTACGTCAGCAATCGTAGCCAGGGCCATCGTGAACCTTTCTGAGTCGTGGTGGGGCTGACCGTGAGAAGCCAACCCCACCAAACTGTTTCGTTATTAGGCGGAGACGTAGCTAACTACAGCCGCAGCCTTGACGATTTTGCCGCCGTAGACGTTCAGTCCGCGAACGATGTCAGCGAACTTGGTCTGGTTACGCAGTGACTCAACCCGCTCAATCTGGCTGACAAAAGCAACCATGTCCCGGTGGTATCCGACAGCTGCCGGAGTTCCAGAGGACGAGAGCAGCGGGCTCTCCAAAACGGTGAAGCCGTACAGACGACCAATCACACCGTTGCGGAGTTCGTTGTCTGCACCAGCAACGCTGGCGTCATCGAGACCCTGAATCAAAAGGTCAGCCATGTCGGGGTTGACCACAACAAAGCGGTCAGACGCGGGGACCTTAGCGAGAGCCATAGACTTGCGGATTGCACGAATAGCAGCCTTAGCCTCGTCAGCGGTGTCCACAACCACGGAGCCAGTGTTGGCGGCAGTTGCGCCGGCCAGCATCAGGTCAACGAGGTAGTTTTCTGCGTCCTCAGCCAGCGCACGGCCAGCGGAAGCAACCCAGGGACCGAACTCAGAGGATGCCTGCACGCGGTCGACGTCGTCAACGTTCACAGAGAACGCTTTTTCTTGGTCGATGGTGAGCTGCACCTCGGTGTCGGCCAGAGCCTCAGCGGTGATGGAGCGGGTAGCGCTGTAGTCCGAAATGGTCGGAGTAGTAGCGTTGATAATGTGGACAGTTGACCCAGCGGTCACGTTGCCAGTAAAGGCAGTGCCGAGAGTCGGGATAACAACCTGATTGGCAATGAACTCGGTGGAAACACCGGCGCTCCATACCTCAGGAATAAACTGGTCAATAGCCATTGGCTATAACCTCCTAATTCTTGTTGAGTAGGTAATCAAGGCGGCCATCTTGACGTGCCTTGAGGATTTCTTGGGGTGACATATCCTGCAACTCGTCACGCGACCGAATCGAGGCAAGCTTGGCGTTGTCGCCACGCGAACCCTGACCCAGGTCAACCTTCGGAGCCTCAGTAG